GAGCCACAGGATCTAGGGTATGACCACGAAGCCCTGGAATGGTTGGAGCTCGTGGCTGACATCATTTACAAGGAGTACAATAAGCCGGCTGCCTTGTTTAACAGCTGCATCCACGAGACTTATTTGGACATTGGTGCATTTGGCACAGCTATTCTTTACCAAGACTGGAACTTTAAGAAGCAATCACTCCGCTTTAAAGCATATCCATTGGCTGACTGCATTTTGATGGAAAACGCTGACGGTGATGTGGACACTTTGTATCGTTCATGTAAGCTGTCTATCCGGCAAATGATTCAACAGTTTGGTTTTGATGCGTTGCCTGATAAACTGAAGGACAAAGCAGACACACATCCAGATGAGATGTTTGAGCTTCTTCATGCCGTCTTTCCTAGGGAAGATCGTGACACTAATAAGTTCACGCGTAACAATAAGAAGTTCGCCTCAATCTATATCCATCTTGATGATAAACATATTCTTGAGGAAGGTGGTTTTGATAGCTTCCCGTTTCATTGCCCTCGCTGGTTGAAGTTGGCTGGTCAGATCTATGGTAAAGGGCCAGGCGTAAAATGCTTGCCTGACATCAAGATGTTGAATAGGATGGAGATTACGCTGATCAAAGCAGCGCAAAAACTTGCTGATCCTCCGATTCAAGCTGAATCGGAAGGATTCATGCTTCCCATTCGAACATCTCCGGGGTCGATAATCTTTAGGGAGCCGGGAATGGAGCCGGCTGAGTTGCTCACTCCTAAGGGGTCAGTGACATACCCAATCGGCGAAGAAAAAGCGGAACAAAAGAGAGAACACATTCGTAAGTGTTTCTTTAACGATGTGATCAAGATGGAGAAGGAGAAGGTTGAGATGACCGCCTTTGAAGTTGCTGATCGTCGTGATGAAAAACTGCGAAAAATGTCTCCTATGCTAGGCAGGCTGCAATCTGAGTTGCTTGATCACATGATCATGCGAAGCTACAGTCTATTAGACCTTGTAGGGAGGATTCCACCCGCTCCGCCCTCCCTGCAGGGCCATCGTCTGCGTGTTGGGTATGAGTCTGCCGCTGCTCGTGCTCAAACCGGTGTCAAAGCCCAGGCGATGGCCCAATTCTTTCAAGACCTCATTCCCATGGCGCAGGCGAAACCTGATGTCATTGACGCGATTGATGATGACATGTGGATTCAAGAGCTTGCTAAAGCTCGAAAGGTTCCTATGGTTGTTGTTCGGTCACTTGAAGAGATTGCTGCTATCAGGCAAGAACGCCAGCAGCAACAACAAATGCAGCAAATGGCTGAGGTTGCGGGACCTGCCAGTCAAGCTGTTAAGAACGTAGCAGAAGCACAAGAAGCGCTGGGTGGAAGCGCACTACTGTAATATGGACAGAATAAGACGAATAGCGGACATGTTGTTGGATAGGAATTCGGTTCGCCGATCTTACCAACGAATCTTTGATGGACCAGAAGGAGAGTTCGTTCTACAGCATTTGATGAAGGTTGGTTTTGTAAACAAATCGACTTTTGTTAAAGGTGATCCCTACGAGACGGCACTCAATGAGGGAGCACGAAGGCTTGTGTTGTCGATATTGGCACAGGTCTATGGACACGAGAAAACAGAACAACAAATAATACAAGAACAAATAAAGTATCATGAAGACCACATGGCGGATTATTCGTAATCCGGAACCAGGTGATCCCACAGGCGGGGCGCCCATCATTCCGGACAATTGGCAACAAGCAGTTCCAGAGGACATCAGGAACTTCGGCACATTCAAGGACATCAAGTCAGTCGCTGATTTGGGTAAGTCATGGATGGCCGCTACTCAAATGGCATCTAGCCGTGTAGCCTTGCCTGGGCCTGATGCCACTGATGAAGATCGAGCGAACTTTTATAACAAGCTCGGTCGCCCAGAAACAGCTGACAAATACAATGTGTCTTCTGAGTGGGAGGCTCCGGAAGGTTTTACGCTTAATGAAGAGTTTCTCAATACAGCAAAAACCAAGATGCACGAGCTTGGTTTGTCTGAGAAGCAAGGCAATGATTTGCTTACCTGGTATCATGAGACACTGGGTTCGGATTTCAAAGCACATCAAGAAGCAACTCAAGCAGAGCGAGATGGAGCTCAAGCAAAGCTGCAAGAGATCTTTGGCGATAAAACCCAGCAAACTGTGGACATCGCTCGTGCGGCTCTTAAAAAGTTCGCTTCAGACGAATTCGTCAACTATCTCGATGAATCAGGCTTAGGGTCTCACCCTGACATGGTGAAGTTCATGCACGACCTCGGTTCTAAGGTGCTTGATGATGAATCGTTGATTGGAGCAGGTTCAGGCAACTTCGATGTGATGAATGAGACTAAGGCAAAGCTTGAGATCGACAAACTCAAGACGAACCAAGAGTTCATGTCTGCCCTCACAACAGTCACTGATCCAGGCCACCAAGCAGCTGTTCAACGCTGGCGTGACCTCTACCGTCAGGCGTTCCCGGGGACTGAACCAGCCTAATTTTCCCCGTTAAAAAAGATTGTACATAGGCATACAACAATGTAGATTGTCCATGTGAATGCGAGGGAACCTTCGGGCCTTGCTGAAATGCCGGGCCGCTGTATGGCGGAAACCCAAAACCCACTCAACAAACTGTAAACTAAACGAAAGGTAAAACATGTCATTTCAAGTTGATACCGCGTTGGTCCAAGCTTACAGAGCTAACATTGAGATGGGGCTGCAGCAAAAAGGTTCCAAACTTCGCAAATACGTGCGTAACGAGACTCAGTCTGCTGAGTTCGAGTACTATGACCGTATTGAGTCCGTCGAGGCGGTCGAAGTGACGAATCGTCATGCTGATACCCCGCTTATCTCGACTCCCCATGACAGGCGTCGAGTAGCTCTGCGAGACTTTGATTTCGCGGATTTGGTTGATCGCAAGGACAAAATTCGTATGTTGGCTGATCCAACTTCGAGTTACGTCACGAACGCTGTTTGGGCTCTTGGCCGTAAGTATGACGATCTTCTGATTGAGTCTGCTTCTGCTGTGGCTTATACAGGCAAAACTGGCTCCACCACTGTTTCTCTTCCGGCTGCTAACACCATTGCAGTCGACTATGTTGAGTCCGGTGCTGCTGCTGATTCTAACCTCACCCTCGGTAAGCTCCGTCGCGTGCGCACGTTGCTTCGTCAAGGTGAGGTTGGTGACGAAGAGCCTCTGATCTGGGTCTGTGATCCTGAGCAGATTCAATCGTTGCTTCGGCAGCAGGAGATTGGAAGCAGTGACTACAACAACATCAAGGCGCTTGTCGAAGGTGAAGTTGATCGGTTCATGGGCTTCCACTTTGTGTGGTCCAACAAGCTCACGACTGACGGCAATAACGTGGTGGACAACATCGCGTTTGCTGGCTCCGGTCTTCTGCTTGCTTCTGGCGCGGAGATCATGGTCGATGTCGGTCCCCGGCGAGACAAGCGCAATTCCGTCCAGGTTTACGCCTCGATGAATGCTGGCGCTACTCGCATGTGGGAAGAACGTGTGTACATCGTGAAATGCGATAGTGACCTCTAAGAGAAAGGTAAGCTACTATGGCTGATTACAAATCACAACAGCAGTTGCAGGTTGCCCCACCCAACTACTCGCCTCTCAAGCCCAATGAATTGGGTGGTCGGTTGCGTGTTGCTTGGTGGGAATTCAACACCACCGACGATCCCACGTCTACTATGGTTGAAGACGACGAGGTGATCCTCGCCGTGATCCCCAAGGGTGCTCGCATCCTCGGCATTGAGTGGGCGTGTGAGGCTGGTGGTGCTAACCAAGTGGTTGACGTTGGCATCCGAGGAAACGATGGAACCGGCTACTATAATGAAGCTGGTACTCTCGCCGACGACGATAACTTCTTCACCATCGACGGTGCGGTTGACATCCACGCAGCTGGTGACCCCGGCCTCGCAGCTAACACATTGACGAACAACTATGGCTATGTGACGGACAAAGAAGTCCAGATCACCATGAAGTTCTTCGATGACACAGGCTCGACCGCAGTTGCCGCTGATAAAGACGTCAACGGCCACATCACGTACGTTGTTGACTAAATCACAGGGGGGAGGTTTCCCTCCCCCCTTTCTACCATGCCTGCAGACGTTGAAATTGCAAACAGCGCCTTATCGCTAATTGGCACTTCGAACTTTCTGACTTCGTTGTCAGATGATACGACAGAAGGTCGAGTGTGCTACAGAATGCTTCCTATTTCTAGGAAGTTTGTTTTGCGTAAACATCCGTGGAACTTCGCTGAAGCCAGAGAAACCTTAGCCGCTTTGACTTCAACCCCAGCATTTGGCTACACCAATGAATTTCAATTGCCCGGAGATTGTCTCCGGGTTCTCTCCGTTACGAACGGAGATTTCCCACATAAGATTGTGGGTAAACACGTCCACACAGATGCTTCCAGTATCAACCTACGCTACACTTTCGATGAGACGAATTATGGCAATTGGGACGTGATGGCAGCTGAGGTTTGTGCTGCTCACCTTGCTTTCAAGATCTCTTACACTGTGACAGGTGAACAACAGATTCAACGCGATCTGTTCAACTACTTCACCCAGCTCAAACGTGACGCTGGCTTTGTTGATTCTACTGAAGATCCTGCTCCACAAGTCGAGGCAGACGAATGGCTGGAATCGCGTGAAACTTATCGTGGTGATCGTGGTTTCGTGCGTGACCCCATGACCTAATGCCAAGAGCAGATACACTTCAAACCAACTTCACTACAGGCGAGGTTTCACATAAGATCCGTGGTCGTGTTGACATTAACCAATACTTCAACGGCGCTGAGACGATCGAGAATTTTCAAGTGATGCCACAAGGAGGCTTGCGCAATCGCCCTGGTACTAAGCATCTCTCTGAGGTTCACGATTCATCCAAACGGACTCGCCTGGTTCCTTTCACCTTCTCAGATGAGCAGGCTTACATGCTTGAGTTCGGTGATTACGTCATTAGAATCTATCGTAATGACGCGCTTGTTGAAGTATCAGGCATGCCAATCACCATTGCAACACCGTATACGGAAGACGAGATCTTCGAGCTACAATGGACTCAGTCTGCAGACGTCTTGTATTTGGTGCACAAGAATCATTATCCGAAAAAGCTGAGCAGAACCGCTCACACTATGTGGACGCTGACAAATTATGCGAACACAGATGGTCCGTATTTCGATCTCAACAAAACTGAAATTACGCTACAAATACACACAATTGTAGACTCACGCACCTTGAGTTGGTCTACTGGCACAGCCGCTTTTGTAAGTGGAGATGTTGGCGACTATGTTGAATGGCGCGATGGTGACCAGTGGCGGCTAGGCCAAATCACTTCATACGTTTCAGCCAACGAGGTGGTTGTCGACGAAGTGGACTCATATTTTACACCACCGGATGATATTCAGATCACGTTTACCACTGGCCCACAGCTTGATGCAATACCTAACACGATTATCACTTTTGGCCCTGGGGATGTTGGTAAGTATGCTCGTGACAATTCTGGAAATGATAGCTGGCACCAGATTACTTCCTACATCAGTCAAACTCAGGTTGCTACAACTGCTGCTTTGGCTGCAATTGCTACTCCTCCGACTTACCCAACAGATATTATTATTCCGGGTACGCGGACTATCACAGCTAAGGTAACAGCATCAGACGCTTTGTTTTCCTCAGGAGACGTTGGCCGGCAGCTCAGGTTTGATTACGACGGGACTAAGGTTTGGGGAACTATCACCAATGTGGTTGACTCTACGAATGTGGACGTTACCCTTAACAGCACCCCACCAGTTGATCCAGACCAAACCAACAATCAAATTTACAACCATGGATACACTAAGCTATGGCAGTTAGGCGCATGGTCAGAAACCACAGGCTATCCTCGCACTGTGGTGTTTCATGAGCAGCGCCTTGTGTTTGCTGGTTCTAAAGCGCAGCCCCACACTATTTGGAGTTCTGTTTCTGGGGACTTCGAGAACATGTCTCCAACAGAGGCCGATTCATCTGTTGAGGACGACAATGCGATCAATAAGACCTATGCCGATAACCATATCAGCATCCCAGCGTTTTTATCTTCAGGGCCGGTGTTGCTTCTAGGAACTGACGGAGGGGTGTATCAGATGAAGGCAGCGAGCATCAACGACCCGATGACTCCGGCCAACACAATAATTGCACCACAAACAAATTCCGGGGCTCAGCAAACATTGCCAGCTCAGAAGGTTGGCGTCGCCACTTTGTACGTCCAGAAAGGTGGTAGAAAGCTGCGTGAGCTAACCTACAATTTTGAGATCGATCGTCACGTGGCAGCAAACATCACTGTGTTTGCTGACCATCTGTTTCAAGCAGATCAAGCTGTTGATTTGTGCTACCAAGAAGAACCGTACGGTGTCTTGTGGCTTCTTCGCAATGACGGACAGCTTGTAGGTGCAACTTATGATCGTGAGCAAAAGGTTATCGCTTACCACAGACACATCATTGGCGGCACAAACGCTGTGATTGAATCTATCGCTTCGCTGTATGACACGGCAACGGATGAAGATGCTTTATACATGGTGGTAAAGCGACTGATCAACGGTGCCGAGGTGCGCTATGTAGAGAAGCTCACCAAAAGCATCTACCCATCGTCTGCTACTGACAACCTCAATCTGGCCTTTCTTGACAGCCACTATAAGTATACTGGAACGGCCACCTCTACTATCACAGGGCTATCGCACCTTGAAGGAGAGACAGTGGGAGTTGTTGCTGATGGTGCATACATTGGAGACAAGACTGTCAGTAGTGGTCAAATCACCTTAACTGACACAGCTACAAACGTGTATGTCGGATATACGTACACAGCCCAAGTCGTATCACTGCCAATTGAAGGTGGCTCACAGATTGGTGCTTCATTGTCGAAGAAGAAGAAAGCATCGCAAATCAGCATTAGGGTCGAAGATACGACAGGATTGACATACGGCGTGCTGGGCTCCACCGAATCCCTGGTTGACTTTCGCTCGGCTGGTGCTCCCATGGATGAAGTCCCGCCGATGAGATCTACCGATGTCAAGAAAACGATTCAAGGCGGTTGGGAGCCAGATACTCGCTGGGTCATTAAACAGACGCAACCATATCCGTTAAATATCGTGGCAGTGTTAACGGAAGTAACAACTGGACATGGATGATCAGGGAGCTAACAACTTCAGATTTGTGCGAGTTAGTCAGCCATTCTAACTTCTGTGATTCAATAATTGCCAACACAGATTACTGGGAACTGCTGGTTAACCACCCGGCTTCAAAGGCTTGGTCTTATTGGGTTAACGACAAATTGATGGCAGCCGGTGGAGCTGTTTCAGTGTGTCCAGGGAATGGTGAGGTTTGGCTGGCGATAACTGACACGTTGATGAAAAAGCCTAAACGGTTGTTAGTTGAGGTTCGTAAGATGATCGAGCATCTGAAGACCTGTGGCTTGTACCACAGATTGCAGATGGTGATTGCTCCCACAGATAAGCTTAAATCGTGGGCAGAACACCTAGGATTTTCAAGCGAGGGGTTGATGAAAAAATATTCCCCGGATCAACAAGACATGATAAGATATGGATTAGTATGGGATTAGAAACAGCAACCATCTTAGGTATCTCAGCGGCGGTATCAGCCATTGGTACTGGCGTTGCAGCATATGGATCCATCGCCTCGAGTAAGGCGGCTGCAGACGCAGCCGACTATGAGGCGCAAGTGGCTGAAAACAATGCCAAAGCACAGGCGCAGCAAGCTCAAATAGACGCTGATCGACTTCGTCGTAGAAATAGAAGATTGCGTGGTAAGCAAACAACAGCTGCACTAAAATCAGGTTTTACTATCTCAGGTTCAGTTCAGGACATCATTCGGGACTCTGGTATTGAAGGTGAGAAAGACGTTCTAGCACGTTTGTACACCGGATCTGTTGGCGCTAATAGGTCAAAGCAACAAGCTAATCTATCTCGCTTCAGCGCCAAGAATCTGAAAACATCTGGCTATGTTCAAGCTGGCGGCTCTGTTCTATCTGGAGCAGGTTCTGTGCTAGGAACTTACGGACGAATTAAGAATCCCTCATTTGGAAGTTAACATGCCAATCATTCCACAACAGCAATCTAACGGGTCGGTATTAACCGGTTCAACAGGGCCAAATGCTAATCCAACAGCTTTTGGCGCTAATCTTGCCCCTATTGGCAGGGGTCTACAGGGTTTAGCCAGTGGTGTGGAACAGTTTGGCGAAGCACAAAGCCTGAAGATTAAGCAAGCTCAGTTTGAATCAGATAAGCGCAAATTGCAGGATAGCCAGCGCTGGGTTGCTGTTGAAGACAGCGCTTTTCGTCGTAACATGGCCGAGCGTATGGCAGAGCCAGAGTTTCTAGGGTCTGAGAACATGGCGGATTTGCTGGTTCAGCATTCTGAGCAATACCTTCAAGCGAAGAAAGAAGAGGCTCCAGATGATGAGACATATGAGGCATTTGCAGCAGGTGTTCGTGATTACGTTACATCAAAATATCCGCAAGCACTTATTGGTGCTCAACAAAACAAGGTAGAAAATGATTTGGCAGCTGTCAGTCGTGTGGCTGACAATGCTTTTACCACATACACTTCGTCTGTGGATACAGATCCAAATGCACTGTCTGAGTTAGAGGCAGCTGTATCTAAGCTGTATGGTCAAATCGAGGGCTTCCCAGAGAAGACACAGAAGCAGCTCTTCAAAGATGTTCGTCTTGGGATGGTTGAAACAATCATGGATGAAGAGCCTGAGTATGCTGAGGCTATTGTAAAGAAGTCCGAAGAGTTTTCACCGTCAGAAAAGAAACAGTTGTTGTCGAAGATTGGTCGAGCAAGAGAAGCAACGACAGCTCGTGATCGGTGGGGGTTTGAGGAGGAGGTTGAGAACGCTAAGATCCAGATGTTCGACAGCCCCACTGCTTCTAATCCCAAGTCAAAAGCCGATTATGTTGCACTGTATGGCGAAGATCAAGGGACAGTTCGCTGGCAACAAGACAACCACGACTTTGACGTTCGAGCACTGTCATCTGCAGCAGCAGAGTCTGTCTCGTGGATGAAACCCGATGATCAGAGGCGCGAGATCCAGAAGTCTGGGGAACCTCGTAATAAGCTCGAGGTTGATACGCTAAAGATGCTTGAAACCAAGTTGGCAGCTAATCGACGGTTGTATGATACCAATCGAGTTGGCTGGATGCGTGCTTACCATCCTGTGGTAAGTGCTGCTTTTACTAAGATGCAAAAAACAGTTGGAGCTAATAGAGAATTTGCCGCTCGTGATTACTATGCCTCTGTGATGAAGTATCAGGGTTTCCCACAGTCTGGAGATGACCAACGAATGTATCAAGGCAGGAATCAGGCTGACCGACAGTTGCTTGGCGATGAAGAAATTCTCACCATCGCGAATGGAATCAATAGCGGCAATCCGAAAGAAGTGTTGTCTCGAATCGATCAAGTACTTAAGAGCTTTCCAGAAGAACTACAATATCAGGTTTTTGACGATCTAGTCAACCATGCACCAGCTGGTAAAGGTATTTCTCAAGCGTATCAACTTGCATTCCAAAACCGTAGTGCACCTTGGATTGACATTTACCTCGGAGCTCTATCATCCAGCAAAGATCTTGCTAAGATTAGCGGAGAACGTAAAGCAAACTTTGAATCGGCTTTTGTTGCAACCACTGCCTTTCAGCAATTGAAACAAGGCATGTTCGGTGATACAGCTGGTAGGACGTCAGAACTGGCTGGTGTGATTCACGGTGGTGTAGCTCTTGCACAGGTGTTCGCTAACCAGGGACTGTCTATGGAGCAAGCGGTTGTTCGTGCTTCAGAGCGGTTGATTAGCGAGACTATCGGTTTTACTCGAATCAATGACCAAGTTCTTACCTTCCAGAAGATTAAGCCAGACGGCGGGATTCGTTCACAGGAAGAGATCGATGACATCGGTCGTCGTCTGGCTGTTTCTTTGAGGTATGTCGATCCAAGAAAGATTGACATAACGCCATTTACAACTTTGCGAGCGTCTGGCCTACCTGAGAACTCTGACGAACTGCGCCATGCCTTGTATATGGACATTACCGCAAACGGTTTTTGGCAACCAGGCAAAGATGGGCAATCGGCTTCTTTGTATGTCTCCGGCGACAACGGACCGATTCAAGTCACTGATTCAAATGGATACCCGTTCATGATTCATTTTGACGAGTTGCCTGACTTTACAACATGGAACGATATTCCGGTGTCTGGGATAGGTGGTGCCACTCAACGTGTGCAAACAAAAATGCAGCCTCAAAAGACATACGATATTACAGACCGAGTTGGTGGCATCTGGCCCTTTGGCAGGGAACGAACGAACTTTCCTATGCAGCCAGATTGGATTCGCGCTGGTGGTGAACGAAAAGCGAAACTAGAGAAGCTTCGTAAAGAAGTTGAATCACAGCTTTCAAATGACCCGAACATTCAATTTATCCCTAGCAATTAAGTCATAAAACATATAACGGGTTTGATCCCTAGGCATACCTTAGGTCATTTCAGGATATATTTTGAATATAATCACACATTGAAAAAGCCCCGTCCTTAGACAAAACATGTTCTTTTTCTCACAACCTGATGCCAGAACCACAGGGCAGCGATCTACTTATGATGTGCCGACAAGCACATTCCTAAGCACGTCGTTTGATCAAGGTGTTCATGACGGTGCTTTTGAAAGCATGCGCCGTATTTCTGAATACTTCACTGCGGCTGACGGGGCTATTCTTTCTCCGGAGGATGCGAACAAAAAATACGGGCTTGAAGGTCTCACGTTTTCTGACCCCATACTCGAGGGACAAGCACAGTTACTACACGACCGCAAGAAGAAAGAATTGTTCCGCGGTCTCATCTTGTCGCAACCAAAGACATTTGGCCAAGGGGCTGGGGTGTTCGGCGCCGCTATGATCGGGTCTATGTTGAACCCAGTGGACATTGGTTCCGCCTTTCTTCCTATTGTAGGATCGGCTAAAGCAGCGACAGCTGTAAAAGCAGGCGGTGGTTCTGCTTTGCGCACGAAAATGGCAGGAGGCTTACTCACCTCTTCTGAAGCCCTGGCTGCCCGTGGTCTTCCTCATGGTAAGTTTACCATGGCCATGATCGATGGTGCTGCTTCACAAGCCATAGTCGAAGTTCCACTGTTGGTCTCTAACCTACAATCGCAAGCCGATTACGGGGTTAGAGATTCTTTGCTTAACATTGCAGCAGGCGGTGTTTTGTCCGGCGGTATTCGTTTGGGTCTCGAGAAAGCGGCTAAGGTTTATGGCCGGTTGACTGGCGCCACTAAAGATGCCATGTTTGTTGAGGGGATGAATGACATTGCAGCTGGTGAACCTATCACTCGTTTGCACAAGTATGTGGACATTGATGAAGGAGCCATCCGAGCTGAGGTTGAAGAAGCGATGGGTAGTTTTGATCCAACTGCTGTTAGAAAGAAGATTGAGGGTGAGGTTGACAAGAAAGAGATCGAAGATCTTCTTGTAGAGCGGTTTGCTTCTACACATGAGAGAATCCCACGTAGTGAGCTAAGGCCAGTGATTAAGTTGGTGAGAGAGCAGCTTCTTGGTGATGAAATCGAAGCGGCAAAGAAGTATTTTACTGATGTTGCCTGGGGCTTAGCCCACGGCAAAAAGCTGCAAGAAATAAGCTCTGCTGGTGTTTCACAAGAATTTCGTGATGCGCTTAAAGAAGCCTTTCGGACAAACAAGATCACCAAAGTTACAGTAAAACCAAAACCAGGTGAATTGCCGAAAACACGAATCGAGGCGAACAACTTCTTTGAAGAGTGGGAGGTTCGCCGAGTAGCACAAGAGATGAGTCGGCGACAGCTTTATCACCGTAAAGTAACAAATGACGCTGGAACTGTTTCACTTGATGATTTGCATCGATTACAAGCAAAACTTGAGCTGACGGTGAAGAAAAAGGTAAACAAGATTCGTGGATCAAGAGTGGCTAGACTTTTGGCTGAGGCAAAAACCGATCACGCGAAGAGAAGTAAGCAGTTATTCTCTGAATACCGAGAAAGAGAAATTCAGAAACAAATTAAAGAAGGCCATGTTCGTACACCCGATCAGATTAAGAATGGGACTCGTGAAGAAATCCCAACAGACACAGAAATAAACCTAGTAACTAGGGATGTAGAGGATCTCGCCGACAACTTGCTTGAAGAAGTAAAACAGCTGCGGGCTGATGCTGAACGCGTCAGGGCTGAGGTAGCGGAAGCTAAAGCCAGTGAAGTACCGCTTTCAAAAGAGGAGAAAATCAAGCAAGATGCTGCCAAAGCACGAGAAGAAGCTGACAAGCCAAAAAAGAAATTCACCCCCAAGCAACTTGCCCAAAAAGAAGCAGAGGCCGATTATCTGTTGGATTTAGCTGAAGAACTTGAAGAAGAGCTAGAGGGTATTGTTACTTTCCAGAAGAGTGAGATTATTGACCCAGCAGATCCAGACGCTCCTAAGCAACCTGTGGATCTTGATCCAGAGTTAAGAGAAGCTCGCAAGACATATGAACAGGAAGTTAGAGATCCAGGGGATCAACGACCCATAGACGAATCTCAGCCTCGCGATAAAGCGAAACCATTACCAGATAAGCCAGGAAAGCCTAAGAAAGAAATTGTTGTACCAGTTCCTAAAACACGAGCAGCAGCTGATGCATATCGTAAGTTGCTACCTTGCATGAAACGTAATGCCTAAGCCAAGAAGAAAAATTGATGACTGTATGGCTGCTTTGAGAGAAGCAGTGGGAACTGACACTTTGTCCAATAAAGAGGCAGAGAAGATCATTAATGCCATTGCAGATAAAGCACAAGCTAGAGCAGACAAAAAGGGAATCAGTATCGAAGAGGCATTAACTGAGATCGAAGGAGAAATCATCCCAGAAGCTGATTTGCTGGACAAAATTCTTCAGCGGAATAAGCTGCTGTCCCTTAGTTCAAAACGTAAGGTGCTGCACATTGTTCGTAAGTTCCCAACGTCTGGTTTGGGGTTGCGAGCTTTTCTTGAAGGATCCGAACGTAAGCTTGGTGGAGCTCGCTTATCTGTTGATGCACGCATTGACGCATTGCACGGCAAGTATTCAGGCAGGTTGATCAGTGAGCTTAAGCAAGAAGGCTTGTTCAAGGATTTCACTGGTTCTACCATGGACAAAGACATTTGGCTTGAAATGGGCGCCCGCGGCACAGACCAAGTAGGGAGAACCGGCAACAAGAAAGCAGCTCGTATTGCGGAGTTGATCGACACCCTGTATGATGAAATCATCTCACACCAAAACTCTGTTGGCGCGTACATCAAACGCCTGCCAGGATACATTATCCGACAAACACACGATAGAATAGCTCTTCGTGGTTTAGGTAAAACTAAAGAAGAGGCGTTTGATGTGTGGTTTGAAGATACGCTTCCTCTTCTCGATTTGGAGAAAACATTCGACACCAAAGATCCAGGAACAGTTAAAGCTCGACTTCGCAAGATATTCAATAGCCTGTATTCTGGGCATCACGGCGCTCCAGACAACCCAGCTGAGATCCACGGGTTTACTGCCACGATGAATCTAGCCAAGAAAGCAAGTGCCTCACGTGTTCTGCATTTTAAGGATGCAGAAGCAGCTTATAACTACAACCAGCTTTTCGGGCTGCGTAAAATGAGCGACTCAGTGTTCAGTGACTTGTTCTTTCGTTCGCGCAACATCGTGCTGATGGAGTCATTCGGTCCAAATCCAGAAGAAACCTTTAATGCAATCGTTCGCCAGTTAAAAGATGAAGCCAGAGACCTCGGCGATGCAAAGGAAATCGACTCATTAAATGATCGCCGAGTCCAAGGAGCTTTTGACCAAGTAACAGGTAAGTTCGATCACCCTGAGAATTTGACCATAGCCAAGCTTGGTGCTGGTGCACGAGCGATTTCACTTATGGCGAAAATGGGCGGTGTCGTTCTATCGTCACTGGGCGATAAAGCATTCTTGCAAGCTGAAATGGCTTTCCAGGGTATCGATCAATTAGACACGCTGGGTAAGCAAATCACTGGCATGGCGGAGAGATCACCTGAAGGTCAAAAGATGTTGAGCATGATGGGTGTGGCTCTTGATGGAATCCATGGTAACACACTATCTCGTTTTGCTATACACGACACTATTGCCAGTGGCATTCATAAAACGCAACAGAAGTTCTTCGACTGGAACTTTATGAATTGGTGGAACGATCGGATGAAAGCATCTGCAGGTGAACTGATGTCCCACCATCTTGGCGATTTAGCTGATACAGGTTGGAAGGCAATGGACGAACGCACTCGCTCAGCCTTGGAGCTCTATAACATCGACGAGACCGACTGGGACGCAATGAGAGCTCACGTTTACAAGAACGAAGAGGGAACCGCTTATTTGGTACCTGACGAGTTTGAGAAGATTCCAGATGCAGTCATAGACAAAATGCTTCAGCGAGACAACCTGAAGCTGACTGATGCAAATCGTAAACGAGCTAGAAGGGAGCTCGATTTAAAATACCGCACCTATCTGTCTGATCGAGTTAACCACGCTGTTCCCACTCCAGGTGCTTCTGAAAAGAAACTGGCAGTGCTTGGGACACAGGCAGGCACACCACTTGGTGAAGCAGTAAGGATGTTCACGTTGTTCAAAATGTTCCCGATCACAGTGTTTGGTAAAATACTTGGTCGCGATTTCTTCAATGATGCAGCTGTGTCAGCAGCGCCAGACTCATGGTCAGCGGCCAAAGCGTTTTTGCAGAGTAACCACCAAGGGAAAATCCGCATTGCTCAGCTAGTCGCGATGACAACTATCGGGGGCTATTTGTCTGGCGTAGTTAAAGATGCGCTCAAAGGTAAAACTCCAAAAGCCCTGGTCAGCGATGGCAAGATCAATACTGACGTGCTGACTGACGCAGCAATGAGGGGTGGCGGTTTAGGTATTTTTGGCGACTTGCTGTTTCAAGAATACGATAAGTCATATAACAATGCCTTGTCGATTTTTGCTGGACCTATTGGTGGACAGATTCCAGATGTATTCGATGCTTTTCAAAAAGGTAAGGATGCAGCTTTCGGTGACGGTGAGTTTCCAGGTCGGGAGATCGAGAAATTAACACGAGATAATATTCCCGGCATAAATTTGTTTTACATCCGTCCAATTTTGAATTATCTTGTTCTATGGAATCTTCAAGAAATGATGGACCCAGGTTCATTGAAACGAACAGAAGATTCTGTTAGAAAATATAGCCATCAAGATTACTTTATCGAACCGTCTGAATCTTACCTCGGAAAATGATTACAGCAACCACAGAGAGGGAGCAATTTGCAGGGGATGGTTCTACCACCGGTTTTTCTTGGCCATACATGCTTTTAGAGGAAGCAGACTTGGTTGTGCTTCTTGAGACCTCAGCCGGTGTTGAATCTGTTCAAGCCATTAATAGTCAATACACCATAACAGGTGTGGGAACGGGCTCCGTAACCGTGACAATGGTTACTGCTCCAGCATCCGGTCAAACACTGACTATCTATCGCAGTACTGATAGGGATCAAGAAACTGATTACACAGCCAACGGAGATTTCCCAGCTGAAACACACGAAGCAGCTTTAGACAAGCTGACTTTGATGGTGCAAGAGTTGCAGCGTCAAATCGATCTCGCTATCAAGTATCCAGACGGGGAACCGCCTTCTGGGCTTGTCGACAAGATCAGCACAAAGCCAAATCGAACGAACAAATATCTCGGTTTCGATGCTTCAGGTAACCTTATTCTTTCGTCCGTTGATCTTGCTGCCCTTGAACTGGTTGCTCCGACAACTGTTGATACCGCTGATTTGGTTAATGATAGTGTTACTGCCGGTAAGACCATGATTGATAACCACTTTTACTGTGGGGTGTCAAGTGGAACCAACACACTCTCAGTTACCTCAGGTAAAAGTGTTTCGTCATACACCAACAAAGGTGGTATGATTGTATCGTTTAGAGCAGCTGCAGCTAACACAGGCAACGTTACACTCAACCTCGACGGTTTAGGAGCTGTGCCTGTTCGCTGGCGCCTCAATCAATTAAAGCCCGCAAGCTTGAACGTTGGTTACCTGGTTGTAGTTGTGTTTGACTGGCAAAACTATATGTGGCGACTTCTTACACCGCCGCTTATTCAGTC